ATATCCGTGCCGCCGGGGTGGCCCACAGGGACCGTGTATGGAATGTTGAAAATCTGCACAAACGGCGACTGCGACAGCAATGTCGTATTGCCGTTCACGGTGTAGTTGTAGCCGTTTTCCTGAATGGTATTAGCAAGGTTGAACTTATTATATTCAGCAAAAATCATATAGTTGCTAGACGTAAATCCGATACTTGCGTTGCCCTGAACATATGACAGATAAAACGTGTAACCTTTTGGCACGGTGTAAAGCGACATCTGCGTCTGACCAACACCTGCATTGATTTGGGCATAAAGGACAGTAGCAATTTTACCAGTGATGTTACCTGCGTTGATCCCGTTTGTCACAAACATACCATTAATGCGGAAGAAAGAATTGGTCGTTGTCGCTGTTCCAGAGCCGTTCAAAGTGACAGATTCAGACAAAAGATTATAACTTGAATCTAAGCCATTGACCTGAACAATAAGACCAGCATCGGTTGCGCCAGATGCGCTGAGAAGAACAACAACACCCGCAGAAGATGGGTATGTGTAATTACCGCCTGATTGAGTCAAACCTTCCCATAATGGGCCAAGAGCAGTTCCGCCAATTTGTGTGCTATAGCCAAAAATTTCTACAGGCTGGTGATTTGTGATTTGACCACGCGAAACCTGTAATTCAAACGGCTCATGCTTGCCATTCTTGGTAATTGAATCCCAGACAACGCCAGTTTGAGAGATCGTAGCCATAATTACTTACCTTTTTTCCGTGCCGCAGCGGCGTTGTCGACGAGATTTGGCCAAGGTCTACCCGCAGCCCTTGCCCTAGCTTTAGCACTTTGTTCCTGCTTATGCGACAAGTGCTTTGTGTGATGGTCTTTGGGCAGTTTAGTTTCCCAAAATGGCTTATCAGACATTAGCAACCCCACTTACGGAGTGATTTATTAATGCGGCTATCTGGATCAGCAGCTTTAGCTGAGCCAGTCATTTTACGGCGCATTCCGGTCATTCTGCTACAAAAATTGTCATGACGAGGATTATCTTTATCCTTCGTTGGCGCCTTGAGATTATGGCCTTCTGCTCGTGCAGAAGCGCGTCCCTTGGCGTTTAATCCGCCGGACGGTGACTTGCCTTCAGAACGTGTCCATGCTGCGGTCATATGGCACCCATGAGAAAGTGAGGGGGCTTTTTACACCCCCTCGCTTATATTAATCGTGTTCAGGCTCGTAAGACTTGTGAGCCTTTGGCTCAGTTCCCTTAGCAGCCGTGGAAAGTGGGTGCATGTTTGCACCAATCTCGCCACCATGCTTGCGGGCCTTACGATCTGCACGATGCTTAGCATGTTCACCATGCATTGCATGCTCTGGGTGAACGTGACCACCACGCTTGCGCTTTGCGCGATGCTCAGCCTTAGGATGCTCGTGATGATGCTCCTTGTGCTTTGCATTGTGATGGGCAACATGGCCACCATGCTTGCGCTTGGTGCGACCGCCATGCTTGCGTTCTTGTGTTTCGTGTTCAGTTGGCGAATTCGCGCCAGCGTACACGTCTTTCACAGCAGCATCAGCGTACTTCTCGCCGTGCGTACCGTCTTCTGACTTATGGACCTTCTTCATGGCCTATTCCCTTAGAAGTTGTAGTACTGGGTAAGACCAAACAAGCCAGTTGCAGACTGGACATTGTAGGCCTGAGGTATCTGGCGGAACACATACTTGTTCGTGCCAGTAGACGGCGTGAGATTGACGCCCGACGCATTCGCAAGGTCAATCGTGCCACGGACATCGCCCGTTGTGGCGGACGGTGTAGTACGGTCAGCAGGTAAGAACCCGTTTGCAGCAAAGCCCGTGTTAACCGCTGGTGCAGTCTGAGAGTTACCAGAGTTAACAACAACTTCTGCTGAGGTATCTGAACGGATTGGCAAGCCAACAATTGCAGTCGTACCAACAGAGTAAGCGTGGGTCGTATCAGCCGTGCCGCCGGAAAGCACCACAGACTTGATATACTTAAACGCCTTCTTGCCGTTTACTGCGTTACCCGCTGAAATCGTGATGGCTTCAGACATTGGATATCCGTAGACATCGTAGCCGTTAACCGTCGCGGTTGCATAAGTGGCGCTGGCTGCTGCAGTAACGCTTACTGCACGGCCAACCATTGCCATTGGGTTCCAAAGCCAAATTGATGGCGTCTGGATGTTTGTTGGGATTGCGCAAGATTGCACGTTTGGATAGGCCAAAGTAACCGTACCAGACGTGAATGTTACGTTTTGACTTAGCTGATAAGTACCAGTCTGTCCGTTACCAACCGTTGATGAAGTTCCTGTCGTCGTAATCTGAGAGCCGATATAGACGCCAGAAGTTGCACCAAGGGTTCCGCCTGTCACCGTCGTAGAAGAGGACAGAAGAACCATTCCCGGACCAATTGGCATGCCACTGTTTGCCGTAACAGTCAGGATACCGTTCGTTGCTGAAGCGGTAACTGAAGCATAGGCATCAAGTGCCAAAACCGTGTCCGTGGCGCCCGTATCTGACCGGGTAAAGTTGGACGAATAGTAGACGCCAGTAGTAGCGGAGTTAGTCGTAACAAGCGAAAGAGTCGCGCTTGTGGGGTTTGCAGAGGCAACAATTGCTGCCGCTGCGTTTGTGTATGGGACACCCGTGAACGAAACAATGTCACTAAAGCCATACCAGCCAAAGTCTTGAGCGGACTGCGATTCACCCGGAAGGTAGGTGAATGGAAGACGCGGATCAAGGATGCCGCCCCCCGCATAAAATAGCGAGGAGCCTAGGTCAGGGTTATAGTCCGATGGTTGCGATGGGTTTTGCCCAAATACAATCAGTGGACCGGAGAATGCTGTATCAGCCATAGTGCCTTCTCCTTACGAGGTTGGGAACGAGCCGTAGATCGCGCGCCAGTTGTAGTAACCAAACGAGTAACGCTCGTAGCCCTTAACAAGCAAGTTGTCAGTGACAAAATCGACTTGCATGTCTGTTTCAAACTTAATGCGTTCCATATACGCCAAGCCATCAATGTTGGTGAGGAGGAACCAAGCGTAAGCTGAGGTCAAGAAGTCGTTGACCATATAGCCTTCGCTGAGACCACCTGCCGTCATCATGATCGCATTGACGTCGTTGTCCGCAGTACCCGGACGCAATTCAGTCTTCGTGAGACGGATTGCAACTGGTTCTAACTGTGGAGGAACGATTAGTTTGCGGCCACGGGCAAAGATTTTCAAGCCAGCCTGATCTTTGAAGTTCGTGCGGACTGCAATCATTGCATTCAGCAAAGTGGCTTCGTTCAAGTCAACCTGAGTCGTTGGCGTGTTAGCAACCGTACCACCGTCAATAGGATGCGCCGTGGAGCAGAGTGCTACACCGTCACCGCCAACTGCTGCGTTGTACGTCGTTGCCGTGTTAAGGATGTTCGCGCCATAAATTTCCTTAGTCTGCTGGAAAGATTCCACGAGGCCAAGGTTGGATGGCATGAACTGGGTCTTGTAGAGGTTATCGTCAATCGCCTTGCGGGTGATTGCGTAACCCAGAGCAATTTCAGTGTGCTCTTGGTTCCAGACGAAGCGTTCGCCAGCATTAGAATCAAAAGCGGTCTGGCCGCCTTCAGTCTTAAGCTGTGCGAGGCCAAGGTAACGCATTTCTGCCGTGCGTTCCAAAGCCATCTTTGATTCGTGCTTCGTGAAGATTTTGTCGTACTGAGATGAAATCATCTCGTACTTGCCTTCTACCCCGCGTAGACCGGGGAGGAGAAGGTCTCTGATCTGACTTAGATTAACAGCCATAACACCTTACTCCTTAGCTGATGCCAGTTGGGCCAGCGCCGTTGCTGCGGAAGATTTCGTTGTTGAAGCCAACGATCACGTTGCAGTACTGGCTGGTTGGGTCGCCACCGTTTTGGAAACCAACTTGGTAGTCCACAATGGTGAATGGGAAGGTAACAGTCGTACCGACTGACGAGAGATACGCACCTGAGCGACCAGTTGACGTGTTTCCCGTACCAATGGAGAACTGAGCATACTGTCCCTGAACGCCGGAAGTCTGGCTGGACAATGTGCCAGTGATTGGGAAAGCTGTCGTGCTTGTCTGAACGATGAAACGAGCATTCGGATCATCAATGACATAAGCTTCAACGTCACCTGTTGCACCCGAAC